CAACATAGCTGCTGATAACTTATCCGTATTTGGTGATACCGGTACAATAGGTGGTCAGAATATGCAGATGTATACAATGAATCTAAGAGCTGGAGGTACTGTATACGCTGATGTTTCGATGGATACTCCTAAAGGTAACATCACCAGAGTAGAAGGAACATCAGCTCACTACACTACATTCCACGGTGATCTAAATGGTACTGCTCTAAGATCTAACATTACAGCTGCACAGAATTATCCTGATACTGATCCTGGTGGCAATACATCTGGATCTCCATATTCATATACAAATAATTCTGCAGATGATTTAGCTAATAATACAGATGAAACTGCTAAACCAACATCTACTCTTTTAACTGATTATAGAACAAAGAGTGCAAAAGGGGTTAAAATTGTTAAAGTAGATCCTAATGATGTACAAAAGAACAATATTGACTTATCTAAAAAGACTGCTGGAGTAACAAACAGAGAGTTAACAATTGCAGAGATCAGACGTAAGATGAGAGATCCAGCTCATAGAGATAATACTGAGTTTACTGCTCTTATGGTTTCTCAAGAAAAACTTTCACCAGAGTTTGCAAACAGTTCACCTCCTAATGTAGAAACAGTAGAGGACACTAGCTCTATTATTGTACAAGGACACACTGTACTAGGTAATCCATCACCTACCTTAACATCTAAGAGGATTATTGTATAATGGCTAATAATTATTTACCTGATCTTAGATTTCTTCCAGAAGGATTAACAAGAGTACATTCTGGTACTCCTCTTAATGATGGTATTACAGTAGGTAACTTTTTAAAAGGTACTACTCTAGATCACATACCTGAAGTGTCTGATAGAATTCAAATAGTTCGTAATCTATTACCTCAAGCTCAAATACTCAAAGCCATCGGAGAAAATACAAAACGTTTCTCTAATCATAAGCTTGTTGTAATAGAAGGTTTATATAAAGCAGATCCTGAAGAGCAGATGACTGAAGCAGATACTAATACTAATTTCTTAGCCACTGCAGGTAGATCAGTTGTATATGAGTTAAGACGAAATGATAAAACTGACAATGAAAAGACATTTGAGCTTGCAAGATATCTACAAGTGTATCATAAGATATATGATAGGCTAATTTTAGACTATGATACTTACAATGAAGGTGAATTAAACGTTCAGATTATTATTGAAATGCCTGTTATACCTTCTAACTATAATATATCATTTAGGGGTGCTAGTGAGACTAGATTTAATAATAATGTACAAGCAGTAGGACAGTTAGTTGAAATAACAGAGACACCTAGCACCACTGTAGACTTCCCTGCTAATACCCCAGATGAGGTTGCTGGATATTTTACTATTGGTGATGTTCATTCAAGACAACTTAAAATATTTGGTGGTAATCCATGGCAGTCATATGCTTTAGATAGTAGAACGTCAAGAGATGAGACTATTATTAACAATATTAAGAAAATTAAATCAGGTGAAGTTGTAGTTATATCAGCAGGTATCAATGATGCTATTAATTCAAACGATACCCCTGAGCAGATTGGTGCTAGAATTAAAAAGATTGTTGATGCTTCATATAAACTAAGTCATGTTATAACCTTCTTACTGTTTAGAATAACAGATAAGACTACCAATACAAGACAAGTAGCAATAAGGCAAGCTATAATTAATGAACTAGGGGTATTAAATAATATACGAATTGTTGATTTAAATGACTCTCAATATTCTTTTGCCTCTGATGGAGTTAGCTTAAGTAAAGAGTCTTACATATCAATCTCAAACATCTTAATTTAACTTATAAATAACAGAAATTATTGGAAGACAAATGGCTATAAGAAGAGTTTTATCTACAGAAGATGGTAATCTTCAGAAGAGTACGCTGATATCCTCGCGTGCCGTAGACTATTTGGATATTGATTTAACCTTTGCAAAAAGACCATCAGGTGATATCTATAAGAAAAAAGATGCTGCTGCTGTTAAGCAATCTATAAAGAATCTTCTTCTTACAGATTTTTATGAGAAACCTTTTCAACCATTCTTTGGTGCTAATCTACGAGCTATGTTATTCGAATTAGCTGATGATGATACAGAAGATGAAGTAAAAGAGAATATTAGAACAGCTATAAACAAATATGAACCTAGAGCTGAAATACTTACTATATCTGTTAATGTTCTTCCAGATCAAAATGATATGAGAGTATCAGTACACTTTAAAATTATTAGTACACAAGAAACAGTAACATTCACTACGAACCTATCGAGGCTAAGATAATGGCAACTACAATTAAGTCAACTAACCTAGACTTTACGTCGATTAAAAATAACTTGAAGACATTCTTAGCTCAACAAGATGAGTTTGCTGACTATAACTTCGAAGCGTCTGGTCTATCTAATATACTAGATGTGCTAGCTTATAACACTCACTATAATGGACTTATCGCTAACTTCGCTTTGAACGAGTCATTCCTTGGGACTGCGCAGCTGAGAAGCTCTCTCGTGTCGTTATCTGAAGGTATTGGTTATATTCCAAAATCAAGAACAGCATCTAGAGCCGCTATAACTTTCTCTATTAATTTAACTTCATTAGCTGAAAGACCTTCTACAGTATCTTTAGCACCAGGAATTACCTTTGAAAGTTCTATAGATGATATTACTTACACATTCCAAACTAGAGAAACAGTAACAGCAACTGATGATGGATCAGGTATTTACCAATTCAAAACAATTGGTGGTTCATCTAATATTTCTATCTTTGAAGGTACTCAGAAAACAAAAACGTTTATTGCTGATGCTGTATCACAAGATTCTCTTTATATTATCCCAGATAAAAACATGGATATGGATACTGCTATTGTTAGAGTATATGAGAGTCCTACATCTGTAGCCTTCACAACATATCAAAATATTAAAACAGCCACTCTCATTAATGCTCAAACAGCTCTTTATATTTTAAAAGAATCTCCTAATGAATTCTATGAACTTTCCTTTGGTGATGGAATTACATTTGGCATTACTCCTAAAGCAGGTTACAAAATAGAAATGGATTATTTGTCTGTGTCTGGTCCAGATGCTAACGATGGTGCTTTGTTTACTCCTGTATCTCAAGTTAATGTGGGTGGTACAGGTTATACTATTACAGCTCAGACAGTTACTAACTCCATTGGTGGTGATATAAAAGAGACTAATCAATCTATTAGAACAAACGCTCCATTCCAGTATGCTACTCAAAACAGAATGGTTACAGCTGATGACTACTCATCTCTAGTGCTTAGAAACTTTTCTACTCTTATCAAAGATATTAAATCCTTTGGAGGAGAGAATGCATTAAACCCTGAGTTTGGTGCTGTGTATATGTCTATTGTGTTTGAAGATGACGTCCTTGCATCAACTCAGACTACTACTAAGAGTAGTATTCAAGAGTTAGTAGATCAATTAGCTGTTGTATCATTTAGATTAAGATTCCTTGACCCTGTTACTACTTTTATTGAAGCTAATACTTTCTTCCAATTCAACCCTAAGTTAACTACTCTATCTTTAAATGGTATTACTGATTCTGTTAACACTGTAGTTAGAGAATACTTTAGCGGTAACATTGGTAAGTTTGGGCAAGCGTTTAGACGTTCTAATTTGTTAACATTAATTGATGAAGTATCACCGGCTGTACTTTCTTCTCGCATGGATGTGAAGATGCAACAAAGAATAACACCTAGGTTAGATGCTCAGAATGATTTTAATCTTAGATTTCCTACAGCTATAGCAGCTGCAGATGATGTAAACTTTATTATTGATAGTTCTGCTTTTAATATCGATAATAGATCTGCTAAGATAAGAAACAAACTAAACAGCAATAAGCTTCAGATTGTTACTCTAGATGGTAGCACTGTTATTGTCGATAATATAGGAAGCTTTAATCCTGCTAACGGAACTGTATCATTGGTAGGATTTAAACCATCAAGTGTTATTGGTGGAGTTAACTATATTAAATTAAAAGCTGTACCTGCTAATCCAAGTGCTATAGCTCCAGTAAGAGAAGATATACTTCAGTTTGATGAAGATCCATCATTTGCATCAGCAGTAATAGTAGAGTCAGTATAAAATGGCTAGAGATTATACATTAAAAGATAACCTACGTAGAGATTACAGGTTTACTGATTATCATTTAGTAGATCAGGTCTTACCTGATTACTTTAAGGAAGATTATCCTAAACTAATCAAGTTACTTGAAGCGTATAATCAATTCGAAGATTCTGATCAATCCCCTGCTAGACTAGTGCATGATGTGATTACATCTCGAGATATTACAGCTAATGATTTATCTCTTTTATCTTTTATTGAGGATGAATTACTTCTAGGACAATCTTACTTCGAAGGGTTTGATAATAAACGATCTGCAGCAAAATATTCAAATACTTTATACCGATCAAAAGGTACTCTATATTCTATACAACAGTTCTTTAGAACATTCTTTGGCGTTACACCAGATGTAAGATATACAAAAGAAGATAGGTTTATGGTAGGAGAAGATGATTCTAGAATAGGATTTGATTCTCAGAAGTTTTTAACAGATGATAAACTGTATCAAGTATTTGCTATCTTAATTAAGGCTGATATTCCTGTAGAGGCTTGGAGAGAAGCGTATAAGCTCTTTGTACATCCTGCTGGTATGTACTTTGGAGGTGAAGTATTACTTGAAACAACAGGTAGTATTAACTTTGGTCTTATGCCAGACTTTGTCAAAATTAATACTGATATAGTTGTACAAGGTGAAGCTTCTCTTGGAGTAGCATTACAGTCTACAGATCTAACTGGAGAAGTAGATTCAGATGGTAGAGGTACATATGGTAAACTAAGAATAGGTCTACCAGATGCAATCGAAGCTATTCAAGATGTTCCACTATCAGAGATCGATCGCAACTACGATACAATTAGAGAGCTTATTAGCACTACTAGCCCAACAATGGATGAAGATTCAGCTGGTACAGATGGTAGAGTACAGAGATTCAGTCAAGATCGTTCAGCATTCGATACTATGGATGAAGTTAAATATACTTACTATGATTCAGATTCAGCATAATAACCATTATAAATAAAACTAACCACAGATACGGATTTAGCAATGGCAAGACAAAACATTAATAAAGGCACTTTAGCCAATGATGGTACAGGCGATACGCTCAGGATCGCTGCCGGTAAGGTAAATGATAACTTTGGAGAATTATATCAGTTTCTAGGTGGTGATAGTGCCCAAGTTACTAATAAGATGTCCTTATCAGATAGCGGAGTAGTCTACAAAGGGCTTAACTATAATACCACACTAGGATTTATAGAAGGTTCTGCAACAGTATCTATTGATCTTCCAGGAGAGAGTGGTACAGTAGCTCTTGTAGGAAGTACACAAACTCTTGCTAATAAAACATTGATAGATCCTGTATTAACTTTACCTCAAATTAACGATACAAGTGCTGATCATCAGTATGTTATCGCAGTTAATGAGCTAGCAGCAGATAGAACAATTACATTACCTCTTCTAGGAGCAGATGATCAGTTTACATTTAACGCACATGCTCAGACTTTAACAAATAAAACATTAACCACACCTGTAATATCTTCACCAAACATTACTACAGCTATTAATGATGTTAACTCTGCAGAGATAATTAAGTTAACTCCTTCTGGATCAGCTGTAAACGAAATTCAAATTAGTAACGCAGCTACTACTGGAATTCCTCAAATTGCAGGAACAGGATCAGATACTAATGTAGGAATAGGTATATCAGGTACAGGTAGCGGACTTATTCATATTCAATCAGGTATACGATATGTACCTGAAACTATAGATGATGACGCAGCAATCAGTCCTACCAGAGCTCTTACTATATTTGAAGCTGGTGGCGCAATTAATTGTACTTTAGCTAACGGTACTCAGATTGGTGAAACAAAAACATTAGCAAATATTGGTACAGGGGTAGTTACAATTACTCCAACTACATTTAAAAACGGAACTACTTTACATCTTAGAGCGAACGCTTTAGTGAAAGTTGTATGGGTTGATAACACATTTGGATGGTTATTGATGTCAGAGAAAACATACGCATCTAGTGACGCAGCAGCACTAGTATACGTAGCATAAGATAAGAGATATAAAATGCCAGCAATTATTACAGATAGATTCAAAAAAGAGATTCTTTTAAACCTTCAAGAGGATATTGACAGTGACGCTAATAACTATTATGTGTCTGTTGGTAGACCAGTTGATTGGGATAGTGCCGACACAGCACCTACTCCTTCTAATACAATTAGAACTATTCGAGATGCTCAATACAATATGACAGCTGTAAAAAATGTTGAAGCTCATTCATTTGTTATACCTAGGTATACTTGGTCATTAGGAGCGATATATCAGGGTTATAATGATAACTCTACAGGTCACCCGACAAATAGCTTCTATGTAATTACAGATGAGAATAACGTCTATGTGTGCTTAGAAGGTGGTAAAGCTGCTACAGGTCAATCAGTTACATCTACAGTTAAACCTACAGGTACATTAACAACATCGTTTGAAACTGCTGATGGGTATGTGTGGAAGTTCTTGTATTCAGTTGGTGCTTTGAGAGCATCGCAATTCTTAGCTGCTAACTTTATGCCAGTAACTAAGTTTGGATTGTTTGATTCATCTTCTCCTGCTGATCATGTTGAGCAAGTTGGTATTCAGAACGCTGCAGTTGCT